CGATACGGATCGCGTAAACATGCGAATTGACTATTGGCAATCTTTGCCAACCAGTGATCGCAGTTCCCAACGATCATCGTATCCAGATCAACGTACAAGCACGCACCTTCGATCTTGAATAGTTCCATCTTTGACCACCAGCCGGGTAAGTCTTCGCGCAAGGCAATGCGATTGCATTGCAGCTTCACGTTGCTCAAGCAAATGAACTCCGCCTGCGGAATGTGTTTTTCCACCTGGCGTTGCAGCGAGTAGACGTGCTCCGGCTGATATTCCCCGCCAGTGCGGAGAACTGTCAGAAACTTCATACAGTTTTCTTTTTGTACGACCGACGCTTCGTTGTCTTTGGTGCATCACTGGTTTGCAGTTCAACCGCACGATTGACGACCGGCTTGTCCTGCTCCACGAAACGCTTGGCGCGTCCGCGAGAGATCAGCGTGTGTGCATCGAAGTCAGACAGTTCCAATACTTCGCCAGCGTCACGATGGTGACCGTCCCAGCGAATACTTCCAATCAGTTCAACTTTCATTGGTGAATCTCCTTGAGTCTCCCTGACGCGAAGAATATCCGTTCAGGGTGTTGAAGTGTATCAATAAATTCTTTAACGCGACGCAAATCCGACTTGCAGTGTGAATGCCGCTGCATCTCTTTGCATTGCGGACCCTCCCACCAATACTCACGATTGCCTTTCTGATCGTACTGATCCATTCCGCAAATGTAGATTTCTTCAAAGCCAAGATAGTCGGCTGCGTAAATCGCACGTTGCCCAGAGTATCCCATTGGCGGCCAGATGCCGGCATGAATCACGTTGGGCAGATTGTATTTGTTGAGATGCGTGATGAACTTGCAGTGTTTCTTTTGACTCACGATGTCCCAAACGTCTCGATCGGAAAACACCAGGTAATCAAGTGGCAAGATCATCGCGTGCTGATTGACGCCGATCAGATGGTCAACTTCCGGTATGGAATCCAGATCATGTGGTAATGATGTGCCGCCGCATAGAACTGCAGCCGTTTTGCCCCGATGAATGTCTTTGTAGTTGTGTATCTGATCCATAAAAAAAGACGGGGCCGAAGCCCCGTCTCTCCTCAGTTATCACGCAGTGGTGATGTCCTGAATTGCAGCGAAAGATTCTGCATGACGCACCGCAACGTCGATGTCTTGGTACAGTGCAATGCGAGTCGCGCCAGTTGAAGACCCGGTATATGGATCTACGAGGACATCCAAGCCCCCGAACATTCCAATCATCAAATCTTGGAAGTTTCCATAGATGCAGGCAGAACAGACCCCAGATGATGTTCCCTTTGTAAGGTCAGATGGTACAAGCGTGGTGCTTGCAACTTCATAACCAAGAACACGGTTGGTGTCGTTCAGGATGAAGTTACCTTCAACGCCTGAAGTCTGACGTGGAGTCTGACGCATTTCACCAACCACTTTCGGGTTAGTCAGATACGCGAGGTTTCCAGCCAAAGCGTTGTCGATAGCAACTTCTTTCTCAAGATCAACTAGTGATGCATAAGTGATCGCGCCACCGTTAGTTCCCAGAGCAACGGAACCAATGCCGTTAGTCTGAAGAATACCAGTTGGCTCGTTTGCACCGCCGCCTTCGATCGCAACTTCGTCGATCTTAGAAGCGAACTGGCGAGTCATGTCGTCACGAACGATCTGCTCAACAGATGGGTCAGACTGCATCATCAGCTTGCGAGAAATATCAACGTACTGAACCAGTGTCTTTGGTGACATAGTGATCTGACGGAAAGTCGGAGCACCTTCTGATCCTGGAGCGTTGTTTTCTGCAACGAAGCCAACTGAAGTCTTTGCATTCAAAGCAGGAATTGCAACGTCGCCTTTCAAGCCCTGCATCATGCGTGCGCCAAGGCCAGAAATGACCAAGTTTGCACGAAGTGCATCAACGAACTCACTTGCCAAATGATCTTCAGGGACCAGGTTAGACCCGTTCGCTGGAGATGAAGTCAAGATGTCGCGCTTGAAGATTGAAGTTGGTACGAAGAAACCGCGAGCTTCTTTGCCATACTGGCGAGCAAGTTCGTCAGAAACTTCTTTCTCAAGACCTGAGAAACGACCAGACGCTACACCTCTGATGGCATTCATCAAAGAGTATGAACGCTGCTCTTTCGCAGTCATATCAACTTCAGAAACGTCCATTGGCTTGTCTGCAATCTTGTCGAGCAACAGACCACGGAACTGAGCCAGGTTGTAGCCATTACGGATTGCTTCGTCAGCCAACTTGCGCTGGTTGTGCTTGGCAGCAAGATCAAGAATCTCGCCAACTTCTTTTTGGTACGACGCAAGAGTCTCCTGACGTACCGCTTCTTGATTCTGTTCCATTGTAATTACCTCCACGGTTGGAACTGGATTTTCGGGTTCAGTTGGACTCTCCGTCGATCTGCCCACGCCAACTGACGGGTCGGCTGGTAGGCTCACGATTGAGACTTCCATTGGCCGCCAAGACGTTGCCCGATATGTCGACTTGTCGGACTCTTCGCGTGCCATTTTTTTAATGTGATAACCGATAGACACGTTCCCGCGAATACCGTCCATCACGTCATCGTAGACCTCGCTGGCAAGCTCGTTCCGACTGAAACGAACCGTCGCACGGAGACGCCGTGCCGAGCCATCAAGCTCTACAGATTCAACAACACCGATCTGCCGTTCTGGATCGTGGTCCAGCAACAACGGCGCACGGCCTGAATTAAGAAAGTCCAGATCAATCGAACTTTCCGAGTGATCCAAGACTTCGATACCGAATGAACGATCAACTGGCGTCTCAGATGAAATCGACATCCGCACGCGGCGATCGTCCATCTCTTCGGCGTCCATCCGTTCTGCACGATGAAAACGCTCTTCTTTCGCCAGACGTTCAACGTCCATTTCTTCGGCTGCTTCCTCAACTTCTTCGATCTGCTCAGGCATCAAATTGACGCCTTCGAACATTTCGCTTTTCCCAAACTCAATCAGGAATGAGTCATCAGTTTCTGTGATTGAGACGATGTGACGCTTGGCCTTTACTGGCTCATCACGCTCTTCGATCGCCTCTTCAAATTTCATCGGTTCCATATCGTGTTCCGCCAACCAATCAAGTGCTTGTTGCATAGTATAGCGGTCTGCGTCAAAACGCACACTCTGGATTTCAGAAACGCGCTCAAGCTCTTCGACATAAATGCCATAGATAAAGTCGATGCCTTCACCGCCGGCGTTCGCCTCACGACGAAACTCAAGATACTTTTCTGGATCATTGATCCGCGCAGCGTGTTCGTTTGGATACGGACGTTGTTGTTCCATCTTCGTTTCCTCAGATCGTTCTTCGATTTTATCAATCAACTCACGGATCAAATCTTTCATTTTCGCTTCGCCAAGTGTGCCAATAACGCCCCACTTAATCTGGGCCACGACTCCTGCAACGTTAGATCGTGTTGGCTCAAGATCACCCGAACTGAATTGGCTTCCGTCTTCGAAATGACGTGCCGCCCAGGCTTCGCGTTCTTTGATCCAATCCAGCACGCCTTCGGTTTCAGCACCGTCACGCGCTCTGGACCAGAGATTAAAGGCTTCGTTTCCACGGATATTGCCTCCAAGTTCCCAGATTTCTGGATTGTTGTCTTTCAAGTTTGACGCGAAATCGTGATCAAACTGCGGATATTCTGAATTTCGAAGCGAGATTTTAAGGTCATCGCCCTCTTTCGGGAAGTCAGTTGCCATCGTTTTCGTCCTCTTGGTCTGGCATTTCCGCAAATGGTTCGCCAGTTGTAAGGTCGACTTTCATCGGACCGAAGCTCGATTGACCGCCGCCAAACGGTTCGAATGCGAGCGTCAATCCAAAGTCTGCAGCCGACTGCTTATCACGCGCAATTTGTGAGAACACTTCTTCGACATCACGTCCGTATACCGCCGCAACGTCCTGCATTGAGATCAATCCGTTGTTTAGAGCAACGACGTGTGCGTTGATCTCTTTCTGTGGATCGACCCACTGGAATCCGCGTGGGCGGAACATTGCCGAATCGGCAAACTTGTCGTACTTGCGGATCGGCAGATTGACGACTCCATTGGTCATCGTCTGTAGCAGCCAGTTCCGGAAGACCGGCACAACGAAGTGCTCAATCATAAAGCTCTGAAGCATCCGGTAGAAATCACGATCTTCAATCGTGCCCTGGCGGATTGATGAATAGGAAGTCTGTGTCAGATCGTTCGCCAGTGAGTGGTACGAAACGCCAAGACCGGATGCGATTCCGCGAAGAACTGCTTTTTCAAATTCAGCAAACGCCGACGTTGGATGCTGCGGATCGAACGATTGAAAACTGACGCCTTGTGGCAACTGCTGGAACGTGCCAGGTTCGGCTTCCATAATCGGCACAACGCTGTCCTGATAATCGTCTGGAATGAATCCATCACCAGCCGGCGATGTGAAGAATCCCATCTTCGACGCAGCGGTCCGCGCTGCCACCAGTTCCGCCTCACGATAACCGTGCAACATCTTCAGTGACTGAATTGCTGTGGTCATCCACGGCACACCGCGTGTCTGCTGTGCGCGTTCTGGCAGATACAAGTGCAACACACGATCCGCCGGGACACGCTCAGTGCGACGCGACTGCGTGGCATATTCCAAGTCGCCAGGATGCGCGGTCAGAATGTGGTACGCGATGGGCCGGCGATACCGATCCAGTTCGACACCCATCCGAATCTGGCGACCGTCTTTGAGACGTTCGTTCTTGTCTTCGTCGATCAGATCAGGTTCCAAGAACTCCAAAGCGAAACGATCAGGATTCCCGTTGTAATTGACCATCCGAATCAAGCATTCGCCATCACGTGCCAACGATTCAATCACCATCGCCTGGGCATCAATCCAGGACATCCGACCATCGACTGTGCAGTTTCCGGCGCGACCCCAACGCTTCCATTCGCGTTCGATCATATTGTTCGCGCCAATGTCCAGAGTCCCGTCTTCGTTGAACGCCTTTTCCTGCAGCGTGATTCCGCGTTCGCCGATCACGTTGGTCTTGATCAAATGCACATAACGCTTGGCGTATTCGTTATTTCTAACCAGTTCGCGGCAACGATTCCGAAGCGTCTTCAGCGTATGCCGAAGCTCTGAATCTGCAGAACGCTGCGACGTTATGAAGTCAGAAAACAGACGATTGGTTGACGCGCCATCATAGCCGCGCTTTCGCATCGGCTTTTTCTTGCGCTTGAAAATGTCCATTAACGCCATCCCGAAAACCTCACTTTAACCGTTGAAGACGTTTTCCGTCCCAAAGCTATATCCTCTTTCTGGCGCATCTGGATCACTTCAGATCGATAGTAGTCGCGCCACTTTATCAATTCGTCTGGACTCATCTTGGTCAACGAACGCCCTGCAATCGAATAACTTGAAACGTCTGCATCTGCTTTGCCTTCAAGTAATGATTCGATTTTGGTCAGCATTTTTTCAGCGTGTGTGCGCGGATCAGCACCGCCAGCATCCAGATCGACAATCGCAGTGAACGCTCCGCGATCGACAACGACCCGATCGCCGGTTGAGTCTTTCTGAATCTCTAATTGCCAATGGTAATATCCGGCAACGAAGTCAGCCGACGTTTCCGAATCGGCAGTGAATAAATATCCGCTATTGTATGCAGTGCCTGTTAGTTGGATTTCGGTATTACCGCCGCCAGTAATGCGTGCAACATAGGTTGCTGTATATTCGTCGTTTGGATATGTATCTGCTAGATCGTTTCGGGTCCATTGGATGTAATCGCCAACGACGATCTCCGATGGTTCGCCTTCGGGGGCTTGAGTGGGGTCAAAAGCGTTGGCCATTCGTTATCTCCACTGATTCACAAATCCGCCCCTACGCTTGCGTGACGGTCTCGATTGCTCTTTGCTGTCTGACACGCTGTCTCCATTCTCTGGGTCCGGCGTTGAAGTTCGCTCCATTTTACTCGCTATTGTATTGACATTCACCCCAAGAATGGAATACGCCGCGAATGCATAAACACGAACGTCCAATGCTTCGTTTCTTTTTCTGGTTTTGATCCACATTCTTTTGGCGTGACCGCGCACGTATCGGGTCACCAATTTCTCTGAAGTCAACTGCTGGAAATACTCATCAGTGCGGTCCACCGGAAAGTGACAATAGCCTGGACCCGGCTCTGAGATTTTCAGCCGGCCATAGACCAGTTCTTTGCCGGTATCGACGCCGACTGAGAACAGTCGCACCTTACCAATGTTCGACTTGTTCGGACGCCCAACGAACGCACGCCCTTCACCGCCAACACCCTTGATGGCGAACACGCGGCGAGCCTCTCGCGCTTTCACGTATCTATACGTGGCTTGCGTATGGTGACCACCGGTATCGATTGCAGTTGCACGGATCGAAAGCATCCGACCATCGTGCGTCTGATATTCGTCGAATAGAACTGAATCTAAGTTCTCCCAGACCTTCGGTCCGGATGGATCGCCATAAAGTAGCTTATAGGCTACAGACCACGTTTCTTCGTCCCGGCCGAATCCAACGATCTCAACTTCCAGCCGATCGTCCTGAACGTCCACGCCGGCAGTCAAAAGCACGACCTCTTCAGGGATCAGATCGCCCCAATCTTCGCAGCGATCCGCCAGTGAATGCTGATCTACACCCTCGCCTGATTCCTCCCAGGTCTCAGCAAGCGAGACGTTGACGAAAGTTTGTAGATCATTTGTGTGCTTTTTCTCCAGAAACGATTGCGCGATGTCGCCAAGTTTCCGGAAACATGAATAAAGTTCGCTTAAATGATAACTCGCATGACCGTTGAATGGTTTATTTGCGACCCATTTTCCGGCGCGTATCGCCGCAATTCGCTCCGCAT